CAAATAGCCGTTAAGGTACCAAAAGTACTTAGTCTTATTGTACCTAAACTTGGTAGTCTTAGTCATTGCTGTATATTGAGCAGGGTCTGTTTTATATACAAAGAATGACCCATCAACAGAAGTCACACTTCTAAGCAATGGGCCATAGGTGCCCTCCATAAGATTAGGTAACTTTTCTCTAGTGCGTTTTATTATTACCCCAGACTGAACATCACAGCATGCCTCAACCTTGTCTATCTCAATAAGCTCGACGCAAGGTAAAGTTTTAAATATACTGTTATACTTAAGCAGTTGATTCAGTGAATCTTGTCGCTTAAGATAAAATTTTGCAGCCTTTGTTATAAGACTGAATAAGAGTCTATCAGTAATAAAAGCATCTTGAGTAAGACCTTTTATTAATGAGCGGACCCTTGATATGCTTTCTCCTACTGTAGTCATAGTTAAAATTCAAATTCATTATATGTTGAAATATCTTGTTCTTTAAGCTCAGAGAAAACAAAAGGCTTTGTTCTATTTGATATTAAAGCTGATACATTATCGCGTCTGCCTATGGTTACATAGGTCTTCCAGTTATTCTTAAACTCAGCAGAAAAGGTTCTCTTAAACTGTCTAATTGGAGTAAACCCCCACATAGAATAGTCTTTCATTGTACCCTTCTGCGTATAGTTGGTATAAAATATTTTAGCCAATGCCCCATCTGACTCCCAATTCTTTCTTGCTACAGCTCCATCATCATTATGATAACTATAATAAGTCTTATAGTTATTACCATCATTGATGCAAGTAGCGCCAAATAACATTCCCAAATGCTCCGGAAGCTTAATACCATCTCGGGTAGTAATAACAGTTTTCCAGATCTCTTCAGAATGATGCATTATAATTTCTTTAAACTCCTTGTACTCAAGGTCTTTGTATTTAGGGAACTTGTTAATGAATTCTTTAAACATGTCTATGTTCAAAGTAGTTATAACATTCTTCCTAAATCTAGGTCCTTTTATATCAGGTCTTTGGTTATTACTCATAACGTATACTACAATTTACAAAATTTCTTTCAGGTTTGAAAGATAATACATAATTGATTACTAGACAAGTAGTAGAAAGCCCCCAAGTTGTACTTGAGGGCCTCCTGGTTTAGTCACGATTAAACCAACAAACGTAGACTATTATGCTGTTAATGTCTTTATTATAATGAGTGCACCTATAGAACTATCCCCATCGCAATCTGTTCTAACTCTAAAATAATAGTTGGTATTAGAATTTAAAAGAGTAAGTGTAAACGTAGGAGTTGTTAAGATAGGTGATGTTGTATAAACTCCTTCTACAGTTCCATAATCTACAGTGTAGCTATCAGCACCAGTATCTTCCCAGTTAAGTATAATAGCTGTTGTACCTACATAACTAGGGTGAACATTAATAGGAGGAAGACAATTAGAATCTAAGTTTTGTACAGACATAGCCTGATAAGCATTTTCTAACGATGCTCCTGCTGGTAATGCTGGGTAAGAGTCACCGCCTGCAAATAGTTCTCCAAAGTTAATGATGCTATAGTTACCATGTTTTACACAAGTGTCTTGGATAGTCTCATAGCATGGAGTTGGATCCGGGCATTTAATATCAGGAGGACATGTATACACAGGTGCAGTTGTAAGGGGAAGATCCTTACAACCGCATGATGTATTTGTAGATTGACAAGTTGAACAAGCCATTTTAGTTAGGGTTTAGTAGTTACTGAGGTAAATGGACAATCTGTGATTGTTGATCCTATAATTACTCTCATACGAATTTGATAATTAGTAGCTGCTACAAGACCTGTTATTTGTCCAAGTACAGGACCCACTGCAGGATTTATAGAAGATACTGTGGTTACAATTGCAGTTTGAGCTGAATTCCAACACTCAAGCATGTACGTAACAGGACTTGATAATGGATTAGCAAACACATAATCAATATAAGTAACGTCTGCAGAGTAAGTTACAGATGGACAAAGTGCACTATTCACAATTGAATAATTTAAAGATTGGCTACACTTTAAACCAGCTATTGTATCATCCATACATAAGTTAAGACTTACGGTATAGTCAGTATAAGCATTTAAAGATGTTGCGGTTATATTAATTGGAACAGGTGCTCCATTAATATTAGATGCAACATTAATTTGTGTAGTATAGGCATTACCATATGCATCGGTTATTGTTATGTAACAACCTGCTGCATAGCAATCTGTAAATGATCCAATAGAACCAGTTAGATCAACAAGGATACTTGGTGATGTGTAAGATGCTGTCATAGTTACATCAACATCATCGCAGCTTGGTGTGCAGCATGTAGTAACTACATTGTATACTGCATTACGCATATCACAAATAGTAATCCACATATTGTTGATTGCATCTGCCATAGTGTTATAACTACCTGCCAATACCCATCCTGGCAAACTACCCATGTTAACGGATGTGTTAGTTAGGGAAGGTGATGTATCTAAGTTTATACACTCTTGTGAAATGGCTGAATAAATCTGAGAAGGTGTACCTGTAGAGTTTTGAAGAGCACAGAATGTAGTCTCAAGGTTCTCTACAAAATCACTAATATCAATATTAGTTCCAGCAGTTAAACAACTAGTAGGAATTGTAATAGGGGGGTATACGGGATTACAAGGATCACAAGCTTCAATTATTATCAATCTATCATTGATATCTGTTACTGTATTTGTTAGGGCCGTTAAGCTGCTTGCAATAGAGCAAACTCTTGATCCAATTGCTGCAGCATAATCTGCAATAGACATTTCTACAACAAGATTACCAAATCCATCAGTATATTGAAAACAAGAAGCAATTGGAACTAAACAGCTCATTGATTCTTGACAATTGGTTACAGGAACTTCTCCAGGAACTAAAGATTTACTTGTACCTGTAGTAGTGGATGTTCCTGTTGTAAGTGCACAAAGTTGATCTAAGATAAACTGAATAAGATCATGAATATTCTCAGGCTTTGGACAAATAGGCGGAAAGCATGATAAATCAAAACCAGGAGTAGTAAGACTTAACTGATCTACCAATGTGCATATCTCTATTGCTACCTTATAAGTAACATCAGAAATACTATCTCCTCTGCATAATGTAATGCATGGAATATCCGGTCCCTGCCAGATTACGCAGTTACTTGAAACAGGATTACATCCTGCTTGAGTATTAGTTGGTTGAATAGGAAGTGCCATATATATAATTTACTGTTTTTTTATCTATTATCAAAATTTATCCTCCGCATAATAAGCATGGCAAAACACCATCTTCTAAAACTATACTTGTAATATTTGCTGAGGTCATAGTATATGTTTGAAAAGTAGGATCGGAACCAGCAACTATTGTAAATCCAATTGCCCATAAACAATTACCATTATAATTAAATACGTATGCAGAAAAAGGATCCAGGCTATCTAAAATATTATAATCAAGTACCAGATTAAATTGAGGACAAAGATTAGCACCTCCGCTAGGGGCACTCCCATCAAGACACTGTGTGCAACCAAAAGTACCTGGATCAACTCCATACGCTCCTACTGTAAATGTATAAGTTATAGGTGGAGGTGGTGGTATAAAAGGATTACCTGAAGGTTCTGGACAAATAACTGGAACAACAGGTGTTGTTATTATACAGGCTGTAGGATCATTGATAACAGCTAAGTCTGATAAATTCTTTTTAATCCATAATCTTTCTAGGTTAATACCATCGCATTGATTACTTATACCATACTTTAACTCTTTAAACAGTCTGTAGTAACCATCTGCAAATCTTATGTTAGCCGTTATATCACACTGACTCTGCTGGATCTGATAAAACTTTCTATCAGGCTTAGGAATAACTCTTGTATACTTTATAGGAGCTGGATCTGGTGCTGGAAGACAGCACTCACAGTCTTTAAATATTTGAAGAACTCCTTCCTCATCTACGTATATAGTAAGATTACTAATTGCTTGATCATCAAAAGGAATTTCTGCTACTTTCCAACAACTTCTTGGATCTGTATCTTGTGTTATTTTAACAACCTGCTCAAGTTCTGCAGGTTCTGCAAACTGAGAATTATAAGTATAAAGAATATCTAAAGGATCTAAACAATTAGTCAACTCATAAACAGGAGGTGGGCCAGGTAATTGACTTGCACAATCTGGACAAGTTCCAAAATTATTTAGTATTGTTATTGCTTGAGGTGAATCACCTGATTGTTCTACTACTAACCAACAAGTATTCGGATAACCTGCAATATAAAGAACTTGGCCTACGTATCCTGATATACCTGGTGTTAAAGCTACCGTTGTGTATTGTGTTTGCTCTAGTGCTATACAGTCCCTTATAGCATAAATAGTCGGAGGTGGGTCACATGCTGCGCAGTTTGCAACCGAGATAATATTAGAATATACCACATGTATTGTATTACTACAATCCTCTGATTCTGTTACATAAAAACAAGAACCATCAATATTAACAAAACCGTCAAGGTAAGATGAGAATTCAGTATTAGATGCAATTAAAATATCACCTGTTTGACCACAGGGTGTTAATACATAACAAGTTACATCAGCTACAGAACTTGTCATTGCAAGTACTGACTTCTCGTATGTGTCAGATACAGATGCCGTAAATGTAGTTAAATTAACTTGTTCTAATCTATAGATGGTTTCATCAGCGTCACTGTTAAAAAATCCAACTGGGGCACCACTTGTAGTAAATCCTTGAAAAAGGGTTGATCCTGATTTAGAGTCAATTGTTGTAGGGGGTATCATACCTACTGTATTTATCCAACTAGCACCTGCATTGTAAGAATACAATACATTACCATTACCTGCAGAAGCAATTAAAATATTATCACTTGACCAAGCTAGATTAGTATACTTAGGTGATTTGCCCATAGCAGCAACGGTTGTACCAAAGTACTGGACCATAGTAAAACCTAATCCACCATCTGTTGATCTAAATATTTTTCTTTTTGTAGTTACTATAATAGTAGATGCATCTGCTGATAAATGCAGACTTGTTATATAGTCATTAGGAAAAGCAGAGTCTATAACATTACCGGTATATAACGGTAACCATGACACACCACCATCAATTGTCTTATATAATTTAGATTCTTGAGATGCAATACCAACTAAATCATTTATAAAATGAATAGCAAGGCATTGAAGGCCAATTACTGCAGTAAAACTATTTAAGCGATTAAATGATACACCACCATCTGTAGATTTTGCTACACCGCCCATACCCGCTGTATAGATGATACTATTATTATTGGTATAACTTATTCGATAAATAGTTGGTGTATATGCGCTCCAGTTACCTGTACAAGTTACAAGAGTAGTACCACTATCAACTGACCTAGACAGATAGCCTAATCCTCCTAATATAATTTCATTAGGATTAGTGGGATCAGCTTTTACATCATAGAATGCAGGTGAACCACTAATAGATTTATCGGTCCATATGCTTGTAGCATGATCATAGACTTTTAGTTTTCCCTCATCACCACAATAATATGTTTTACCTATAATGGGCATATCTTAATTTATTTAGGTGTATCAATAGTTTTAGCAACAGGTTTTGGTTTGTGTATACAATGTGTACACATTTGTTTACCGTCTTTAGTTGTTCTCTTTTGGCAGCCACAACTCAGGGCTGTTCCACAATTTGCGCATTTCATGATATGTTGGTTTTAAATTATTTACACGTTCCACACCCACATCCACAAGCTAACTTAGTAAGTTTACCTAACACATAAGTGTACATTGCCATACCTTCTGTAGGGTTATGACAATACTCTACACGTGCTTTAGCAGCTTGTAACATGGTCCAGAGAAGTTGTACTTCTCTTAATTTATTTGCTAGAGGTGATAGGGGTTCACAATTAGGAACATCTAGACAACAAAGCAAATCATTTATCTGGTTTAATGCCTGAGTAATACGTAAGTGGTTATACTCTACATAAACAGTTTCATTAGGTGCCACACTATATCTAACAACGTACACACCATCAGGAATAGCATTTCTAGTTGTACCACAATTAGTCAGTTGTAATCCAAGATCACAAGCTGTGTAGTTAACTGAGAAGTCTGTACCTGGTTGTAATGCAATAGCTGAAGTAAAGCCAGGAGCTGTAATTTCAAGCTTTGGACAATCCAAAGGTACAGTATCATTGTAAGTACTAGTATCTATAACTCTAAAGATACAGTTAGTAAGAACATCAGGAATTTCTATTGAGAGTGCGTGTTGTGCCATAGTACTAAGTTACAAAGATATAGTGTAAAAATAAAAAAGGGAAGGAGTTTTTTTTGGCTCCCTCCCTTTTTACAAGTATTAGTTAAGATTATCGGTTGTCCGCGTTAGGATCAATTGGGTCGCAAGTCTCTGGACAAGCATATGTTGTCAAAGTAGTACAGCCGCTACCTGCGTTGCTCAACCAAGCTTCAACAAAGCCTTCAAATGCTACGTTGTAGTTAGTAGTTGCAGACAATACACTTGTTGCATCTAATGCTACAGTTATAGGTGCTGTTGCACTACCTAAAGTAATTGTGAATACTGTAGTACTTACTACTTCATAGATGTAAGCATTAGCAACGATAGTACCCGTTCCACCTGTTAAAGTAACAACCATACCTGGTAACAAACCTGCTGTAGAAGCTACAGTGATTGTACCATAAGCTGGAATAGCACCTGCAGCAGCAGTACTTGTAGAAGCAGCAGTTGAATCAATACCTGCAACAACATTATCCTCAGTTACAACAATTTGCAACAAGTACTGATCATTATCAAATACACCAGTTGGGTTGTTAAAGCGGGGAACATTGTGCTGAATATAATAGCTAGTATAGAAAGCATTGCGATTAATTGTATCATACACGTCTGTACCATTAGTGATCTCACGGATACGCAAGTCAGATCCAGTATAGAAAGGTTGTTGCATGTAGGCTTCAGTTAAGATAAGCTGACGAATAACATTCTCTCCTGTTCCTTTTAATTGCTGAGGGGTACAAGTATCATTAACACAGATACCTGTGAAAGCACAAGGATCTCCATTAAGATCTACTTCAGAAGCATAGATTTTAACTGGCTCTAAGAAAGCAATGATAGAATCATTAGGGTAGAAAGTACAGTCTTGGAAACGTGTATCAACATAAGCTCCTGTAATAATCAAACCAGCACCGTCAGTAGCATCAGCAGGGTCAACTACAGGAAGAGATGCTGGATTCTGAATGTAACCTAATAATAGATCTAAGTTTGTCGTAGAAGATGTACCATCTCCAAGCTCAGTCCAAGACCCACCACTGTTAGTTGTATAAGTAATCGCAACTTGAATAAATGGATTAACCAATGGAGAGTTCAACAATTGGTAAGCCCACTGTACGTATACAATCAAAGGATTTACAGCTACTGGAGCAATTGCATCAGCTGGACAACATCCAGTGTAACCAGCGGCAGTATAATAACTATTACGAGTTAATGTACGTAATACTGGAGAACCTTTGATGTCTACACGCAAGTTGTAAGTTTCACCGCAAAGGAAATCTTTAGTGCAAGTACCACCAAATTCATAGTCTGTATCACCTACTACAATTTGAGCTTGTTGAGAAGGACAAGATTCTACTTTGTAGAAAGATGATACATACTTAGGGTTGATAGTCTTAGACTTTACAGACTCAGAATATCCACCGTGGAATGGACCAATTTTGTCATTAGGGTGAATAGAACCTGATACAAGTACCAATGGGCACTTTAAAGCAGTTGATGGATCAAGATCCGTAGGGATAGTCCAAGTTTTTGGATCAACAAAAGTAAACTGACCTAGAGTTAAGTCACTTGTTGATAATCCTGGATCAGTAACAAAACCATTGTATCCTACAAAGGTTTTCTGAAAGGCATGATTAAAATACGACATGTTTTTTTGTTTTTAAGGGTTATAAATATATATTCAATATAAGAAGAACTTTTATATTCTCCAAATTTTTACAAATAATCTTTCATCTCATGGTCAAGTAAGCGCATTGCTGTCTTGTCTGTACCAAAAGCATTGAGCTGGTCTACCCAGTTTTGCATCTTGTTATGCTCTTCTACCTGCTCTTTTAGATACGCTAATGCAAACTCATATAACATATGATCTGCTTTCTTCATAGCATCATTTGCTAAATCTTTAATCTGCTTAGTTATGGTAATTTCATGGTCATAAGACATTTCAATAATTTCAGGCAATCCTGAAAAAGTTTGATTTGGTGCATCTAACTTAGGAGTCATTGGCTGTACGCCCATAGATAACAAGTAAGTTCTTGCTAAATCTGAATGAGCCATTTCCTCATTAGAGTACTTACGCCAAATTTTAGCAGCATTAACATAACCGTTATTATCTAACCACATAGACATAGCCAAGTAGATTCTACCTGAGTATTCTTCTTGTTGTACGCGATAGTTTAAATACTCTACGCAGTCATCTGACAATAGTATGTTCTTACCTTTAGTAGGTATTGCTTTCTTTAAAGTTGCTTGTGGTGCTGTTGTACCTACGACTTCTCTCTTTAGTAAATTTCTTGGTTGTTCGGCCATTATTGCATGTATTATGAGTTTTCTTCACTAGAGCTTTGAGCAATTTGATATTGAGTAATTGACTCTATATCACCTGCTAAAACTTGCACAGCGTCATCAACAATAGTTTCAGCGACATCATCTTTAAATTCACAAGGAACATCTGATGTAACTACAAAACCTGTGTATGGATTAACACAGCCTAAAATTTGTATCTCAACTGGATTTCTATAGTAGATAAGGTTAACTGTATCTATAGTAAAATCTGATTCTGTATATACTTTAATCTTGTTACCGGCTAAGGTACAAAATGTTTCTGCCCATTCAAAACTAGGCTTCTTGTTGGTATCACGTAGCAGAATTGCTGCATTAGCCTCCTCAGCTAAATAAACAATCATGCGCCTTGGATTAGGGCAACAGTCACTAGAGGCATAAGCATCAATTCTCTTAAACTCCATGTAGTCTGGAGGTAATGATTCTGACATTACATAATCAGGCATGTTAACAGTTGAGAGAGCTGTTGTTGTTAGCAAGGGTTGAAGATCATCAATTTTCCTTTTTGATTGCTCATCACCTTGCTTTTGGATATTAATACCTGCAAGTTGTCGACGGACCCATTGGATCTGTGCTTTATTAAAAGCCTCAACAATCTGCCAGCACTCTATGTTATCATAGTCATTACTAGCAAGCTTGTTAAGCCTTTGTTTTATTTTAATCTGCAGGGTTGAGTTGTTCATTATCCTTTAACTCTTTTTAATCTTGGGTTTTTAGCTTTTGCTTTAGCAGAAGCCTTGCGTGTGCTAGCAGCTAAGATAGCTCCAGCAGCTTTTTTAGAAATGCCTTGTTTAGCAGCAATATTTGATTGCACTGCTTTAAAACCAGGATGTGCCGAATTACTCTTTTTCATCATCTATAATTTTAACATTTCCACTTTCTAAGTGACTTATTGATTCTGCTATCAGGATCATTAGCTGTCTTAGAGCTTGTAAGTTTCTTTTTCATACCAGACATTCTAGCACAAAAGCTTTTCTTTCTAGCTCCGCCCTCTGGTTGCGGTGCCTTCAATCCGGGTTTGCCAGGATTGGCTTTGTTATAAGAAGCACGTCCTTTAGCATTAAGACCACCACTTGGTGCCTTACCCTCTTTTCTTTGCCATGCTGGTGACTTTGCCATTATTTCTTTTTTTTAACAGTTCCCCCCGCTTTACGATGCTGTATTTGTGCATTTAATATTGAAAGTTTGTCTCCTGCACGACCGGCCTTAGTAGCTATTCTATTCCCCAAGTTAAAGTTATTATTTTCATATGCCCTTCTTGCTCTATTTTCCAAATTGGCACTTCTGTTAGTCAAGAAATTTTTCTTAACGTTTTCAGAAAAGGTAGCCTTAGGATCATTTTGTTTAAAAATACCACCTTCCTCGTATTTCTTAACAGATTTAGCTTTAATCTTTTTCTCCTGTTTAAGCATCTCAGCTGTAGGCTTTTTGCCTGAGCCTTTATTAGCGCGAATGTTATCCCAAAGTCCTCTTTGAGATGTACTTCCATCTTTGCGCTTAAGCATTTGTTTACTTTTTGCAGCCACAGCTAGTCATTTTTGTGGGATACACAGAACTCAAAGCACCACCTCTTTTAAAGGTAGGCTTTGAATTTGCATATCCAATTAATGATTTCTTTTCAGCAGTATTTACAATCTTGCTCATTGCAGATTACATTAGTATTTATCAGGTTTAGCTTGTGGTTTATTTACTCCACCAGATTTTGCATTTTTAGGTGCGCTGTTCTGTGCAGTAGCTTTTGCATTTAAACCTACATACGTGCCACTTGATTTAGGTGCACGCTCTACTGTAACGGGTGTGTTTAAGTTTACCCACACTCCACATGCTGAATTCTTTGTTTTCATTTTGATATATAAATATTAAGTTGTTATATTAAAGATAATCATTGATTCCAATATTTTTCTACTTTTTTGGTTAAATCTACCAAAATTTCTTCATTTAAAGGATTAGTAAGATACTCTACAACATCTGGTTGGTTACGACCTAGTAGCACATTTTTATCTTTATGGTAGATAAATCCATCAGCTTTAGCTACAATAAACTTATAGTAAGTTGCATCTTTAACCAAAGACTTAATTTTCAAAGTCTCCATGCTAAAGTTACATGCATCTAAAAACTGTTGAGCTGCACGATTAGCACTTTTCTCAGAACCTTCCCCAGTAATATAGGTATCCATGTTGTCATAGATAATATCATTTGGTGTGTTCTTCTTGTACTGAGCACTTGCGCTATCAACAACTTTAGCTATATACCATAGTTTGTTTGTATTCTTATCAAATAGTTTTTGTAACTCAGACAAAGCTTTATTACGTAACTTCTTAGTTTCTGTTTTAGTAGATACGGTTTCAACATGCTTATCCAAGTAAAACTTAGGAACCGGCATTTTTGATCTTGCATCTTCATAGCTTTTTGCAACGATACTAAAGCCACCTGCATTAATTGCATACATCTTAACTAGATCATAAGGATCTTTAGGATCAAGAAATACTGGATCATTACCACACTTTAATTCAAGTTTAGACCAAAAGTCATCATTGTCAGGTCTAAGTAATTTAACTTTTGACCAAAAGTCTTTGTCCTCTACATCAAGAACATTTGCTGCAAGCTCTCTTTCAATTTCTGCAACCACATTTCTAATTTCTTTAATTACAGCAGCTCTTACTTCTGGATCAGGAATGTTTTTAACATCTGGTGCAAATTCATTAAGCCCTGTTACATATCTTTTAATTCCATTGAATTCTAGACATGCTAATTGTTCAATATGTTTTACTCCCTCATAGAGAGACATTCCATATTTCTCTAATCCCATATTTGATATTCTGTCATCAAAATATGGTTTAATTGCTATTGGTGAGCGCTTAGTCTCTGAGTAACGCTCTACTTTTGTAAATGATGTTGACATGTTTGTTGGTTTTATTTTTTATTGGTTTTGTAAAGATAGTAAAAAGGGGGAGATTTTAGCCTCCCCCTTTTACAGATTATTTAAGATTAGAATGATCCGCCAGTGATTGGGTTACGCATAACAATTTTCAATACTTTGGTTGGGTCTTTAACCCAGATTGCAGGCATTGTTTGTGTCATGTATACACGGTATCCATTGAATTGTCCAGAAGACGCAAAGCCTTGGCTACGTCCCATGTAATCCATAGTTCCGTTTTGGTACCACCACTTTAATTGATTATCCCAAGATAATTTCAACAAGAAGATGTTGTCATTAGTATTATCTGTGATATCAAAGATGATGAAGCTATAAGAAGACAATGGGAAACCATCAATGATTGGGTTTTCAATGTCATTAGTATGCAAGTTGTCAAACGCTGGGTTAAGCACAAACTTCACGTTAGCCAAGAATGGGATAACATAAGAAGTGTAAGCAAATCCAAAGTTCAAGTCCATACCTTGACCAGTAATAGCTCCGATGTCAGCAGCTTGGATCAACAAACCTGAAGACATTGCTTCACGCTTAATTGCCTCATTAACCATACGCATACCACCCATACCAGTTTGTACAATCAACTGACGCTTAGGATCTGGACCTTGGAAGTCAACCTTACCAGCGTAGAAGTTATACAATTCAGAACGGAATAAGTCAAGGTTGAAACCAGACTTGTTATATACACGCTTAAATGAGTTGTCCAATTGCTTCCAAAGACCCACAGATAAACGCAAGTCATCTGGACCGTCTTGACGCACACGACCACCTTGTCCCCACATTAAGTAAGTCTCGATGTCATTTGCAACTTTAGCCAAGTGAGCTGCTTCCATTGCAGTTAAGAAAGTGCGGCTTAAAGATCCGTTAGACATAGCACGCTTAACATAATCCTTACCCATACGCGAAACCATAGTATCTAGGTTAGCTACAGATGGATCCATGTTCTTGTCAAAGTTACGCCAGATCTCTACTACAGGTACAGTACCATCTGCATTCATACCACCCTTAAGCATAAGGTCAGCACGAGAAGATACAGAATAGTGTACGTGAGCTTCAGTTCCTCCTACAAAGTTGTAGAATTCACGGAAACCAGTAGCAGTAGTGATGTCAGAGAAACGCTCTCCGTACTCACCACGAGCAGAACCTTTACGGAAGATTTTAGTACCTGGTACAAGATAGTTAGTTGATAACGAGAAAGAGCTATCATTGTTTACCAATTGTACAGTGTACAAGAAACCATCACCTAGAGGAACAATGTCATCTACAGTAATGTACATCTCAGCACCGTTGTACTTGTCATAAGTGATGATATCACCATGTCCAAATTCACGACGTGACAATTTGATTCTAAATGTAGTACCATCAGCACCTACTGTTGTAGCGCCATCTAATTCTACATCATCAACAATGTAAGGAAGATCTAATACAACTGGTGTTTGCCACTTGTACTCTCCACGAGCATTGTCAACATTAATTACATTCTTTCCACCAAAGCTAGACATTTGGTACAAAGGCATTTCTACCTTTTGCGCCATTGCCCAAAGATCTACTGGTCCTAAATCCATAGGTTCAGAGTTCTTGAGCATGTTAACCAAGTGGTAAGAATCTACGTGTGAGCTAGCGGTGTAGCTGGTATCCCGCAGAAATATACCATTGTTTAAAACTGGAGTTGCCATGTTTTTTTTATTTATTTAAGGGTTAAGTTAATTTATCGTTTAAAAAAGTTATCATTTCTAGGTATGCGGCGTTGAACTTTCTCCTCTCTTTCTACTACCGGAGTACTAGATGTTTTACGAGCTTCTTCACTTTTCAACTGACGCACCGTTTTTTCTACTTGCTCATTCTTGCCGCTGTCCTTTATCTTATTTCTGTATCCTACAGGATCAGCTAATAACCAAAGTGCCTCAGCAATTAATGGGTAGTTTGGTTCTACATATTGGTGCTTCTCTAGCAAGTGACCTAACATATTTGTAGGTTTACCTGACATAGATGGGTAGTTAGGTTGTACAAGACCAGCATATAACATACCCTGTGTCTTCTTATCTAACTTAATTCCATTAAGTTCACCAGGCTGTAAAGTTGTATACACATTATGTACATATGCTTTAGCAGCTTCCTGTTGTTGTGATCTTATTTGCTCTTGTTGAGCAAGCTTTTGAGCAACAACAGATTCTTGCATTTTGTCCAACTTTGGTTTGAACTTTAATGCCTTAGCTTCTAGATCACCACGATCTCTCCAGTCTTCAATTTCTTCTTCAATATCAGCGGTAGTACCAAAGTTTGTAGCTCTCAAGTACTCACGTACTATCTGCTCTTGGTCATCTGCTTTCTTAGGATTTAATTCTCTTACTTCCTCAACTTGAGCAAGTACTTTAAATAATCCTTTTAAGTCATCACCGCCATCTGCTACATATTTAGCAGCAGCTTGAAGTTCCTCTGGAAGAGCTTCAAAGAATTCTACAGGTGTTTCCTGACGTATTCTATTTTCTCTTTCACTGAAGTTGGCTTCTAAAAGCTCTTCAAAATCTTTAATTGAATATTCATCAAGAGACTTATCATCATCAAAAGGTACAATTTGTCCCTTCTCAATAAGCTTATTCATTACCTCAGCCATTCCGCTTTTGTCAAGCTTAGGGCGACCTCCTGATTTTTTAGTTTCAGATTCATCATCTGAAGCCATAACAGGATCAATGTCTTTTAGAATATCATCAATAGATTCTGGTGCTTTCTGTCCCTGTGGATCTTCTTCATCCTCAGGATTGTCAATAAAAGAAAGATCTTCATTCCTAGGACTAAAAATACTAGGCTTTGTTTCTTTCTCAGGGAGCACAACGCTTTCTGCACCCGGTGTTCCTAGAATTTCATCTAGGTTCATTTCTACTTGTGCTACTTCCGTAACATCGGTATTTATATTATCTAAGCTCATTGTTTGTTGGTTTATAATATTAATATAGGCAAAAGTATTCATTTAAACTTTTAAGATTTTAAAATCTCAAAAATTAAAGTTGATCATATAGCTAATGGCTACTCTTCTGCTCCAGCATCAAATCTATTTTTGTTCTCTCTAGCAATTTGCAGCTTGGTCATCGCAATATCTTTTTGAGTAGCAAGTTTCTCTTTTTCAAGGTCTAGTTTAGTAGATGCCTGTGAAGCTCTTGAAACTTCCTTATCTTGTTGAATCTGAGTGTTTTGTCTATACAACTCAGTATTCTGAAGTTTGTCCATAGCATCAACATAGTCACTTTGCTTGTTCTCATTGATGTCTTTCATTGAGCCAAAGCCTGCAGATTTGATCTGAGCTTGTAGAATATCAGCTTGACGATTTTTCTCATTCTCAGCAGACTCAAATTCCATCTTCTGCTTAGCTTCATCTTGCTTAGCTTTGATAGCTTGATCTTGCATTTGTTGTTGCTGTTGCATTTCTTCTTTACGCTTTTGCTCAGATTTAATCTCAGTAGCTTTAAGTACATTAGTAACTTCGGCAATAGACTCAGACTTCATAATATTACCAAGATCATAGATTGACGCATTAGTTGTATTATTCTGAATAGCTAATTGTTTAAGCTGATCTAGTAATGCTCTTTGGTTAGAGCGCGTTGTGCAATATACATTAAAGTCTCTGAGCATTAGATCAGTACCGTTAATCTCAAAGTTAGCTTTTTCTTCAGCTGTTGTTATATATTGTAAGCGTACCGAGGGTTTGGTACTGTGATAATACTGGGATAAATCTGTACGCATAGAGTGTACACGTGGCATTAAATAATCACAGTGCTGTATAAAATATATTTCAGTTTGAGCATAAGATGAGTTTACAGCTTGTTCAACACCTGTTGCAGTTTCTTGTGATAACTGTTGTCCCATCCGTTGCGGAGTAATACCTATTGTCTCAAAAGCTTGCATCTTAAAGTAATTAGCCAACTGAATACGAGACATTAAGCGGTTAGTTTGCTCAAGGTCAAGTTTCTGATAGTGCTGGAAGGCAAGTGGATTTTCTGTATTACTGATAGATGTATCTAAGGGTAAGATCTGAAAATTCTTCATTGCAACATATGCTTTTGCATAAGCATTCTTACCCCAGTCTTCTCCAAGAGAATGTTTAGGTAAAGCATTCTGATCCAATAAGATAACTGTTCCCAGTTCATCTATTAATATATCTGCAATCTGGTTATTTACAATGTTGTAGCCAATCTGAAATGGCTTCATTAAATCAATTAGGGAAGTAGATCTTGTATTACGGTCAGAGAATACGGAGCCCTCAATAGGAAGTTTACAACCATACAAAGAGTTGTCTCCTTTAAATTGAAACTTTATGGGCTTGATTGCATTTTGGTTTACACCTAAATATATAGGATTAATACCTCCGGGAGATTTAGTTCCCCAGAAAGATGGCGCGTGAGGGCCAATCTTAACTCCACCCCAAACCTCATTGATCCAGATCCAATCTATATGTTCACCAAACATTAGATTATTTTTGGTCTTGTTTTTAATAAGGTTAGTATCATAAATAGGTTTGTCTACAACCTGATAGTCCTCTGTAATAACTTCATGGGATGCATTACCAAGATCATCAATCTTAGTTAAGTGTCCTACACGACGCTGTGATTTCCAATATACTGTAGTTACACGAAGCATATCTGTTAATCCCATGTCAAAGAAATCCTCTGACTCACTCATAATCCATTTAACAATATCTCCACCTACTGTAGAGTTTTGCCACATGGATGTATATTGACGGTAACCAAGAGATGGCATTTCTGTATTCCACTCATGTGATTTAGTACCATCATAGTAACTACCATCATTCTGATATCCCTGGATAGGATATCCCGCAGAGCGCACAGGATATATAAGCTCTAATGATTTAAGCTGATCCTCATTCATCAACCACCCATACTTGTCAACTACATCAGCAACAGACATCATATCAAACTTACCAGCCCAACTTCCCTCTGATATATAACGTGTGTCTGGTGATTTATGGTAGAATGTTAATACTGGATTCCATAACTCAATATTATAGTCGTCCTCCATCATCTTAAAGTGCCAGAACTCACGGTCAGTAATAAGCATATCACGGAAAGCTCTTTCTTCAAGTTCTTCCATGTGAAATCTCTCAATATCATTCAAGTGTTGGTGAGTAGCCCATTGCTCTACTATACCTGTATAACTTTTCTGAAAAAAGTTCTGTATCTCAGGTAATGTTTTAAGTTTATCTGGCGATAGTACATCTTGATATTGTTTTTCATCAATATCATATCCCATATTTTGAAGATTAGTTTTAACCTTCAACTCTGCTTGTTTTAATAATAACTGCTCTACTTCAGTTCTCTTAGCCTCTAATTCTTCATTATATGAAATATCATCAACAGCTTTAAATATAACCTTTGTACTTCTCTTAGAAAATTCAGCAACAAGTGTATTAATTACACTAGGAATAATAGGATAAAACTTAAGCTCTAATGCTGAAGTATCTTCTTTTGTAAGAACTTCTATCATGTCAGCATACTCATTATCCTGCTCTATGATATAGTCAGTTTTATCTATGATACCTTTAGCCAGCTTATAGTTCTTCATAAGGCGGCGAGCATTGCGACGGATTTGTTTTAATCCTTCCCATTCCAACCAGTCAAGGTTCCATGCAGCCCAAGCTTCATCTTTTTTGGAACGTGGCAAAAACTGAATAGGCTGATTAAGAGTACCCATTTTGTTGTACTCAACCTTGGCACCAGCCTTAACTTGCATTGCATTAAATATCTGCATATCTTTTATCTAAAATTTTTAAATGGACTTCTTGGTAACTTCATACCACTAAAGCTCTTGTCACCCCCACCAATATGACGGAAAGGGCTCATATTCAATTTACTGAATTTATCGTTGTTATCCAAGCTTTTTGGTTTACCGCTATCTTCAAATCTTTTTTTATAACCTCTATTTGCTTGTTGAACTTTTGCAAAAGCTACTAAAGCAGCAAAAGCTACAAGTCTATCTACGTTAACTCCTTCTCTATAAGCTTGCATTTCTTTAAGTAACATGATGTCTGGTATACGCTCTATACCATAGGTAGTCTTAACTACTTTACCATCTGCTGTTGTTTCTTCATGTAGCTCCTCACGTAAGAATTCAATAGCATAACTTACCATATGACTTTTAAATAAAGTCCCTGTATTACGCCACCCGTATTCCTGGAATACATTAGCGTTAGCTCCTATATCTTTCAAGAATAGAATCTGCTGTCTTGGAACTAAATACTTTTGCTTCTTACGGTTAATCATATGTGTGATAAACTGCGGAATATTATTCTCAACAATAGTCCAGGCATTGTACCACTCAATAATAAGTTCTAATCTCTCATGTGTTTTATTGATATCATCAAAGCGGCCACACCATGCAGCTACTAGTTTATCCTGCTCAATAGCAGTTTCTACTTCATCACCGTCTCTCCTTGTTACTTCTACAGATGTTTTATACACATAGATGGCGCACAAGGACTCTGATGTAGTAGTTTTACCTTCTCCCACGGGATCGACAGATGCATAATACATCCCAAATTCAGGATCCTTGCAGGGTCTTTCATATACAACAACACATCCTGTTTTATCCTCTGTGTCTTTTGTAATAGGAAAATCCTTGATAGGTAATTTGTTAGTCTCCTTTGCAGTTATCTTACCATTCTCATCTTTATATATCTCAAGGTGCTCATAAGGATAAATCTTTTCTTCAATTCTTCTCATTTGAGCAACAACCAAATGCTGAGGAAATGCAGATGCTGTTCTAAAATCAAAGGCCTCTTTAATATTTCTAGGATGCTGTGATATACGAAGCTGATATTCTGCCGGATCTAATTCTCTTTTCCATGCCGCAAATTGTTCATCCAATGCAACAAGAGCTTCTTCTACTTTAGAGTTACCAAAGGAATCTATAAAGGGAGGCATTGACCATTGTTCAGGAATAAACAAACCTGTTCTACCATGCACACCGGTCTCATCAATTAATCTTGATTCTACTGCGTATATATCATTAGCATCAGGCCTGATAATCATTTTACGTAAAGGCTCACACTGAGACAAATCTCCTACAGAACCTGCAGCAATAAACATTCCTGTAGTCATGAATCCTGATTTCATAGCAGGGCGGATGTACTCAAATGTTGTATCCATTTTAGGAGCAATACCTGCTTCCTCATGGAAAAAATACCTGCACGGTCCCCCTACACCATTAGTAGGATCTTTCTCAAAAGACATACCCTGGAGTACACCTTTAAGACCTATTTCTGTTTTACGTTTCTGAATACCTGTGGTTATCTCAATCTTCTGCTGCCACATCATAACCTTATTAGGATTCATAGGGCGGTACCAGGCAGTGTGTTGATTTAAAAAAGCCTCATACTCATTTAAGAATTTCCAAGTTCCTTTCTCATTAATATAGTCTTTAAGACTAGCTCCCATTTTAAGAGTAACCCCTTCCTCAAACCAGATCTGATTTATAAACTTACCAGCATGATAATAGGATGATGCAATTTGACGTTTCTTTAATATGGCGGCATGTTTAAAGTTTAATTCAGCCAGCATCTCATATAACGCCATATGATACTGAGCATCTCTGACATCAGCAAAACCATATTTTTGAATCTCTTTATTAAAGATAGGTAAGAAGTTTAACCACATATAATAGTCACGTGGTATATACCAGGCATTGCCATTATTTTTATATATAGCTCCTAAACGACATTTATCTTTTTGATCATTCCAGTATTGTATGTAGTCTTTAGTACCCTGAGGAAATTGACAATAAAAACCTTTAGCATTAAAGTTTCTTGCCTCAGCATTGAATACAAGACTTGTTTCATCAAACTGGTATTGACCCGGCTCTTTAAATATGCTAAAAACAAAATCTCTAAAATCATCATGAGTAGCAAAGAGGGTCATTGACCACTCTCCATTTTCCCATGTAGGAATTTCTATATCTGTTTGTTGTAGCATATTAAGTCATTTGGTCATAAGCAAGTCCAGCACCCCCGCGCGCACGACCTGCTTGTTCTTCTTGAAGGTCTTTATAAGCACCTTTATAAGCTTCTCTAATTTGTTGAAACTTAGCCGCTGTATTTGTAAGAGCCGTAAGATTACCATCTCTACCATCTGTAATACTTGTTGTACCCATATAGTTAGCTAGCCTATCAAGCATTTGTTTAATACCATTATAAGCTCTCATAGTTGGTGTCTCATAAAGCTTCTTACAAAGCTGTAAAGCACCTGGAATACCATCATCCTCAGGACTAAATTCCGCTTTGATCTCAGCTAATATAATCTCTTCTTTGTCATCTTCTGCAAGATTGAAAAAAGGATTTAGATCTGGATTAGGACAGCTCATATAAAAAAGATACAGATATATCTTCAAATGATCCTCTGGATAGTCATCCATAATTTTCTTTAAAGTACTTATAGTGTAGCAGTGTTCACTAGGAACTACCACTCCATTTTGCATATCAAATAGTTTTACCAGCATTTCTCATTGTATTTATAATACTAATCACCTCATTTTTGAGGTAAGGCACCTCATATTCAACTATTCCACTCACAACAGGCTCACCAAACTGATCATATAAAACAACTCTATTATCATAGGCATCTTTACCTGCTTCTTCAAATGTTATATGCTCAATGATCATCTTGCCCGGTTTTAACTTGGGATTATGTTTAATAATCATATACATATAAAGGCTTAGCTGTAATGCATAATGGTTAAGATTACAATCATCCAGATGATTGAGTGGAGTAAGCATTCTATCACTAATTCCTTCCCAATTAACATAAGACTCAGTCTTAATCTCTTTATTAGTTTTGTAATCATAAATATTTACCTTGTCATTAACAACTTCTACTCTATCTGCCTGTCCGCACATACTTGCACTCTTAAGATACACCATATGTTCTGGATATATGCCATTTGTAAGTTTTTGATCTGGTGCCTTTTTAATTCCATCAATTTCAATAGGTTTAATTATAGGTATAATTATATCTTCTCGGCTAATAGTCTCACATGCTAAAAGATCACGCTCTCTTTGGTTGTGATACCATGTACCAAGATTCATAGCTTTTTGAGACTCATTTTTCCAAGCTTCTTTAATGTCATCGGGTGACATGTTATACCATTTGCTCTTCTTGTTCTTAGAAGATTTTAGAGCAATACCATCAGCATCAAATGGTTTTTTAAACTTAGATATAATACTAGTTACA